TGATGGTCAAGCCCTAACCCCATCCTCATTCGGTGAAACATCCGCAACTACAGGTGTATGGATTCCTAAGAAATACACAGGCACATACGGCACTAATGGATTCTATTTACCATTTACCGATAACTCTGCTCTGACTACATCATCCAATGTGGGATTAGGAAAAGACTTCTCAGGCAATAGTAATTACTGGACTACTAACGGCATAAGCATTACATCTGGCTCTACTTATGACAGCATGACCGATGTGCCTACGCTGACAAGTTCTACTGCTGGTAACTATGCGGTGTTAAATCCCCTTAAATCCAACAGCTCTACTTCAACTTATCAAAATGGTAATTTGCAAGTAACTTTTCCTAATGCTGGTGCTGGTGGTATAGCAACAGGAACAATGGCAGTATCAAGTGGTAAATGGTATTGGGAAGTTACTGTTGGCGGTACAGATGGTTCAACTCAACCAAAACTAGGAATTATTAGTCCTACAGTTCAAACAGAAACTAGCTCATCAATTGATGTTGGTGATTTGGGATATGCCTATGTAAGAAATGGAAATAAATCTATTCTTGGTAGTGTAAGTTCTTATGGAGCATCATTTACAACAAATGATGTAATTGGTTTTGCTTTGGACATGGATGCTGGAACACTTGTTTGCTACAAAAACAATTCATCTCAAGGAACTTTGGTTTCAGGACTAAGTGGGTTATTTACAGTCGGTCTTACTGCATACAATGGTTATTCTGAAACTATTAACTTCGGTCAAAGACCATTTGCCTACACCCCACCAACAGGCTTTGTAGCACTAAACACATTTAACTTACCTACTCCTACGATTGGTGCTACTGCATCTACACAGGCGAATAAGTATATGGATGCTACTTTATATACTGGTGCTGGAAACACTTCCACTTCTATTACAAATGCTGGTGGTTTCCAACCTGATTTAGTTTGGACAAAAGCTAGAAGTATTGGATACAACCATTATTTGTTTGATTCTGTTCGTGGAACTGGCTCAACAAAATCTTTATATTCCGATAATGACCAGTCTGAAGGAACATATAGTTCAAATGGCAATATATCTTCTTTTAATTCTAACGGATGGACAATAGGCACAACTAGCGGAACAAATGCTTTAAATGCAAGCGGACAAACATTTGTAGCGTGGCAATGGAAAGCCAACGGCTCAGGCTCATCCAACACAGCAGGCTCTATTATTTCTACAGTAAGTGCTAATACAACCTCTGGATTTAGTATTGTTACTTATACGGGTAATGGAACAGGCGGTGCAACTGTTGGTCATGGTCTTGGTGTAGTTCCTGAAATGATTATTGTTAAAAACAGAAGTGCAGCTTGGGGATGGTTTGTATATAACAAGTATTTAACCAATCCAAATACGGGTAGAGTGCAATTAAATTTAACAAACGGAGAAATTGCTGGTGGGACTCCAGGTCCTTGGAACAACACAGCACCAACTTCTACTGTATTTAGTTTAGGAGATAACACTTTTCCTGAGGTCAATGGCTCTGGAAATTTAATAGTAGCATACTGCTTTGCTCCTGTCGCTGGATACTCTGCCTTTGGTAGTTATACGGGCAACGGTTCCGCAACGGGCGATGGTCCTTTTATTTATACAGGGTTTAGACCTAGGTTTGTATTGTGGAAAAATAGAACAACAGGCTCTCAATGGATTTTATTAGATACCGCTAGAAATTTATACAATGTATCAAATGCTTATCTTGAACCAAATACTCCTGATACTGAAAATACCTCAAATACTGTTTGTGATATTTTATCTAACGGATTTAAGATAAGAAATACTACTGGTACAGACTATAACGCAAGTGGTGAAGTGTATATTTATGCCGCATTTGCCGAAAACCCCTTTAAATACGCTAACGCACGATAGGAACTAATATGCCTTTTAAACTAGGAACTAAGACTATCCAACTGGATACACCTTTTACACACAATGATATTCAGTACCCCGCTAACTGGATTCGTCTAGCAACCGAAGAAGATAAGTCTGCTATTGGTATGACATGGGAAGCGGATGCTGTTCGTGCTGATGATAGATTCTACTGGGATGGCAACATCAACAATCCTAAAGCACTAGAAGATAAATTAGAAGTAGACCAAGATGGTAATCCAATGTATGTCAAAGTATTAGGCACAGTAGACGGCAAACCAGCAATGGTTGATAGCACAGAGAGATTAATAACCAAAGGGCTAAAGTCTAACTTTATATCCCAAATCAAATATACGGCTGGAACTATCCTTGCTAATACCGATTGGATGGTAATCCGTAAAGCTGAACGCAATGTAGATATTCCTACTTCTGTTGCTACTTATCGTGCAAGCGTAGTAACAAAGGCTACCGAGTTAGAAACAGCTATCTCTGCGGTTACGACTGTAGAGCAATTGATTGCGTTAGACTTATCCTTTCCTAGCGAGGCATAAATGAACTTTATCTTTGCATACATCCTAGACCGCTTTGGCTTTATCCCCAGAGCTACCCTTGAGTTCCCTATTGAGAAACCAGTTACTGTTAAGCCAGCTCGTAAGGCTGCTAAGAAAGTCGTACGCAAAAACGTACGCAAGAAAGCATAATGATGGCTCAACTTACCGAACAAGAGATTGAGGATATCGTTGAGAAGGTGACAGAGCGTGTCATCGAAAAGGTCTATACAAATATCGGTAAGTCTGTTGTTACCAAGTTTTTTTGGATTGTTGGAGTTGGAGCAGTTGGCCTCGTTACATTCCTAGCTGGGATGGGTCACATTAAGATCGGCTCCTGATGTGTCGGATCAATTTGGATTCCTAGAGGGTGCAAAGGGTCTCAGCAGTTCTCTAAATGCTAGTCGTGATGTCAGCAAAGAGCTGTCCAAGAGCATTGCGGATACACAGAAAGAGGCATCTGATGTAGCCCAGCAGCGCAACCTCGATAGACGTAGGGAGCTGCGAGAGAATGAGGTACGCAAGGAGTTATTTCTCAAGCGTGTACTAAATGCTTGGGAACATGAAGAGGCTGTGCGTAGGGAAGAGGCCAAGTTAAGAGCTGACTTCCTAAAGAAGTACGGCAAGAGATGGGCAGAGGTTGAGGCTCTTAGGGTCAAGCTGGAGAAACAGGAGAAAGAGTTTCAGAAAGCATTTGACTCTGATCTATCGAGGGCTAGGTGGGCGCAGTTCTGGTGCTTTGCTGTGGCTGGTTGGATTGCTTATTTTTTAGTATGGGGGAGTAAATAATGTTACCGATAATGGCTTTGTTTGATGTAGGGATGAAAGTCCTAGATAAGTTTATTCCTGATCCAGAGGCTAAAGCCAAGGCTCAGAAAGAGTTGTTGCAGATGCAGCAAGAGGGCAAGCTGGCAGAACTTAATGCAGACAACATCGAAGCCCAAGAGTTAACCAAACGTCAAGAGGCCGATATGGCCAGCGACTCTTGGTTATCTAAGAACATTAGACCAATGACTCTTATCTTTATATTGATGGTGTATACAATTTTTGCAGCCATGAGTGCGGCAGATATCGAGGTCAACAATAATTATGTAGAGCTGCTAGGCCAATGGGGAATGCTAATTATGTCTTTCTATTTTGGCGGGCGCACGATGGAGAAGATTATGGAAATGAGGAAAGCCAAAGATGAACCTAAGTCCTAACTTTACCCTTGAAGAACTGATTCACTCTGAGGTTGCAGAACGCAAGAACCTAGACAACACTCCTAATGCTATTGAGATTGCTAACCTAACAAGGCTGGCCGGATTGCTAGAGCAAGTGCGAGAGCTGCTTAATAAACCAATTATGATTAACTCAGGGTTTAGATCCAAGGCTGTGAATGATTCTGTTGGTAGCAAGGACAGCAGCCATCATCGCATCGGGTGCGCTGCGGATCTGCGGGTACCAGGCATGACACCTAAACAAGTGGTGACTGCCTGTATCGCGGCTGGTCTACCCTTTGACCAGATTATTGAAGAGTTCGGTTCTTGGACTCACATCAGCGTAACCAATCAGGCAGCCGATAAACCTCGTGGCCAAGCGCTTGTCATTGACAAGGCTGGCACGAGAGTATTTAGTTAAGCAACACCATCTAATACTTTCTTACGATTTTGCTTTGCGCTAGTCATAATCACCATCTGAGTAGTTGATAGCATCTCGATGGTGCCTTTGTTTAGCGTGTTGAACTCCAACAATTTCTTTTGTTTGTCAGCCAGCGCCAGCTTGGAGTTGGCTACTTTATCCGCAACTGTGTTGTATTGGCTAATAAACTCTTCAAGGTTTTTACACTCGATGGCATCCTTGCCGGGTATCTGTAGCCTAACTGAGCCTGGGGTCGGAAGTGTTGTTTTTACGCTACTAGGGATGTCTTCTTTAATCGTCTCTAGATCCACTTTCGTTGCGGGTGTAGGGATAGGTACCCCAGCGAGCTTTGGAATCGAATCTAGGGGGTTTCTAGCGGTTCTAGAGGCAGCGTTACCATCATCATCCTCTGGTGCTATGCCGCAAGCTGATAAAAGTTGTCCTCTCCGAGCATAGGTCAATGCTGACATATACCCTTGGGCATCTTGCTTACTAGCTGGGAAGTGGAGCTTACCAGCAGATAGCATCTCACCAGATTCGTGTAAGAAGATAGTCTCTACGATTACTCCAGTATCAGACTCATGGGTATTCTGAATAAGGGATATCCCATTGTTGTTTAAGGCATCCTTTACAGCATCTACGCAAGCTGAGAGGTTAGCGTACCTAGATCTGAAGTGAGGGTTAGTTGCATCCTTTCGTGCTGGTTCAAATTCTTTTTGGGCTTTGACCAATGCTGTGGCGAGTAGTTTCATTTAAGACCTTTAATTGTTAAGGTTGATTGACGAATTGTGTAAGCATCCTTTGCTGGCACTATCTTGGCTAACTGAGCTTTGTAGCTACGTTGTGGCCACGTTATCTGGTAGTTACCAGCTATAGCTACTGTATGGCTCTTCATAATGTTCATAATTTCTGTCTGTGCCTTTTGGTTCTCTTCTTCAAGCGTTGAAATTTTCTGCTTGTTTTCCAAGATTAACTTTGCCAACTCAGTACCATAATCATCCAAGGTTACAGGCTCATCAATCGAGCCAGCCGAGAATGTTCTTGCTGCATCCTTTGGATTAATAGCTGGATAGTGGTCTATGCCACCAGTATTCTTGTACCGATCCAGCCGATCCTGGAAGTCCTTACAAGTTCTCTCAATGAGATCCAAGGTCTCTGCGTGTGGCGCAAACAGGAAGATCCGCAACTCTGTACCGCGATACAGCACAGCGATAGCGCCCCACGATGCCTTAGTAATGGCCATCTGAGCTTGCAGCTGTATAGGCCCACGATACAGAGGCAAGACATCCTCGGCATCCATAGCTGTTAGCTTGGCCTCCAAGACTCCTGTACCCTCAAGTCTTATAGAAGACTGACCCACCACATAGATACCACGCTCTGGATCGGTAAATACCTCCTCCATGGATCCAGTTGCGGTGCCATCTAGGCTGCATGAAAGTGGCCACTTATCGTGAAAATAGGGTTTCTCGTGGTTAATCTCCAGCTGGTGGCAGCCGAGCCTGTGCGCTGCCTCTGTCAGAATCGTTGGCTCCAGGCGATTGCCCCAATCCATTGACTCGTTGCTGATGTTTGGTAATTCATCACCATTGATGGCTGCAATACTTGCGAGCAGCTCGTCATTCGGTGACCGATACTGGCTCATGCCGCAGACCGCTGGGAGGCGGCTTGCAGAGAGCATATCGTTGGGAGTGACTTTTCCTACCATGTAATTCTCCTTATTATTTTTTAGCTACAGCTTTTGGTGAACTTGTAAGCCAATAGCGTTTCCACTTGTGGGTTCGGTCTTGGATGTCTCGCTCAAACTCGTCATCAATTCCATAACCTCTTGCTCTAAGTAGGTGTATGTAGTGTGCCAGGCGAGTAATGCCATAATTGGTAATAGCATCCCAAGAAGTAATCCCGGCAGACTTCTTCTTTTTAAGGTGCGCCAATATTGTTTTAAGTTGCGTATCATTTTTGCTCACGTTTTTCGTTCCTTGAAAGTAAGTTGCGGTACATTTCCCATTTTTTTTGGTACTTAATACATTCGGATGGGGGCTGGAATCCATGCTTGATAAATGTGGCCATCACATCTGTTTTCTGCGATGGCACATAGTGCTTGTTGATGTCGCTAAAAGACATAGTTCTCCTAAGAAAGTGCCACGATTAAGATAAATGCAATGACCGAGACTGTGGCGATAACGCGGTCAAGGATGCTGTCCTCTGGCTTGTACTTGTACAAGTCTTTGGAAGATTGGTTGTGTTGGTTCCATGCTTTCATTTTTTTAGACTCTCCATAAATTTCTCGGCCATGCGCTCTCTGCGCTTGCGCTGCCATCTTGCGTAGAACTGGGTGTTCTGCACAACAGCACAGATACCCAAGACCAGCCCAGCAATCACAAGCAAGGTGCCTGTGATGTACATCAGGGCAAGAATAGTATTGATTAAATCAAGCATATTGCACTCTCCTTAATAGTTTGCCTACCTGGGCGGGATGCCATACATCTAAACCTGTGGCGGTCTTGATACCGCGTATCTCTAGCTCGGCTGCAACTGTACGCAGATTGGTTCCGACTTTACTGACAATATCTTGCAAAGAAGGCGCGACTTTTTTGCAATATGCTTCACATCGGTCGCTAATTGCTTTCAAACCAGCCCGAGAACCGATCTGTGGAGCTGGTGAACCCAAGACAGTACCGCGAGCTTTGGCAGCTGCTAGAGCTGATTTGGTGCGCTCAGATATCTTCTTAGCCTCCCACTCAGCAAACACAGCAGCCATCTGTAGGAATGTGCGGTCTGCCTCTGGCATATCAGCTGCTACGAATTGCACGTTAGACTCAAGCAAGCCAGAGATGAAATGCACGTTACGAGCAAGACGATCCAACTTAGCGATAACGAGCGTGGCTTTCTGTTTCTTAGCTAATGCAAGAGCTGCTGCCAACTGTGGGCGATTGTTCTTACGGCCAGACTCAACCTCAGTAAACTCTGCAATGATTTCTTTGCCAGCAAGATAAGCCTGTACGGCAGAACGCTGTGCCTCTAAGCCAAGACCTGATTGGCCCTGGCGCTGTGTTGATACTCTGTAGTAGGTTACAAACATTGTTAACTCCTCTATCTGGGTGGTTAATTCCCCCCGAAGGGGGATGTTTATTATTTTGTATTGTCGTTAATGATGCTAACAACTTCAAGAGCTTTGTTATATATGCTTTTGTAAAAATTATCAAACGCAACATAGTCGCTTGGCTCTGCATCTTTGAGCATCTCAATAATTGCTGTTAACTGTTTATTTGCGGTTACTAAGTCCATTTTGTTTTCCTTTATTGGTAGTTGGTTGCCCCCTTGCGGGGGCGATTAATTAGGCTGCGTTAACTGTTATCACACCAGTTGCAAAGTGTTGGGCAATAACATCAACACGCACAAAGCCAACAGGAGCAACAAAAACTGCTTGACCCATTTCGTCAACAATCACATCTCCAACAGAGATGCTGTGCATTGGAGCCAAGCGATTAATGCTGGACTCTGGGCCAATGTTGCCAATGTCAAAAACTTGCGATAACGACTCAGCTGTAATTTCTGCAACTGGCGCATACAAATCGCGAGCAGCAAGAACAGACTGAACTGTTGGCCGAAATGTTGTGTCAAGGTATACATCGCGATGAGCGTTAAATTGGTCATCGGATAAGTTGATTTGATGTACTGTGTATTTCATTTGTAACTCCTCTATCTGGGTGGTTAGTAAATAAGCGATATCGCTTAGTCATTAATTTACCACAGCCAAAACACAGGTCAAGAACTAAATGTAGTTTTTTTTAACTAAATTGGTAGGTGTTTACCCTAATCTTATTACGCTATATTTAGTCTACAATCAGATATCTCAACCAAAAGAGGCCAACAATGACCGAATTAAAGCCATTCCTGGTGCGACTGCGCCCAGACGTTAGAACATTGTTAGAACAGACTGCCCAGCAGCGCAATAAGCCCATCGCTGTCATCATCAATGATGAGCTGCGGTCTTCTCTTTCAAAGCATGGAGACCTATCGCAACGTCTTAACAAAATGCTTGCGTGATTGTCCTAGAGCTGCCGTTCCCACCATCGGTCAACACCTATTATCGTAGGGGCGCTCATGCTACCTACATGAGTAAGGCTGGGCGCGAATACAAGCAAGCTGTGGCCGAGTACGTTTCATGTAACGACTTCCCCAAGATGGGCAGTAAGAGACTATCTGTCAGCATGATTGTATGGCCACGAGATAAGCGAGTATTCGATATCGATAACCGCATTAAGAGCGTGTTAGACAGCTTGCAAGATGCTGGCCTCTTTGATGATGATAGCCAAGTAGATGAGCTGTCGATCTATCGTGGCTCACAGATTGTGCCGGGTGGATCAATTAAGGTAATGATTGAAGAGATTAAATGAACTATTTAAGCGTATGTAGTGGAGTTGAGGCAGCGACAGTTGCTTGGCATCACATGGGATGGAACCCCGTAGGATTTGGTGAAATAGAGAAATTTCCTAGCCAAGTCTTAGCCCATCATTACCCCAATGTTACCAATTTCGGTGACATGAATAAATACAAGGAGTGGAAAATTGACGGAACAATTGGACTTTTGGTCGGAGGAACTCCATGCCAATCATTCTCAGTTGCCGGACTTAGAAAAGGAATGGATGACCCTCGCGGCAACTTGGCCCTTGTCTATTGCGGAATACTCAACCACCATCGCCCGAAATGGTTTGTTTGGGAAAATGTCCCAGGAGTTTTGTCAAGTAACAAAGGACGGGACTTTGGTTCCTTTCTCGGGGCGCTGGCAGAACTCGGGTATGGGTTCGCCTACCGAGTGCTTGACGCTCAATATTGGGGAGTGGCACAGCGCCGCAAGCGTGTGTTCGTTGTTGGATACCTTGGGGACTGGAGACCTGCCGGAGCGGTTTTATTTGAGCCCAAAAGCGTGTCAAGGGATACTGCGCCGAGCAGAAAAGAGGGGCAAAGCGCTGCCGGCGGCTTTGTACCAAGCATTGCTAATACGATCCAAACAACTTGCCATGATTACAGCAGAGCAGACGGATTTAACATGATTGCAACTGGCGCCTTTGGAAAAGAAATAGCTGATACAGTTACGGCTAAATTTTCAAAAGGCGCTGAATTGTTGCAACAAGGCGCTCACAATGGTGGTAATTGTGTATTACAGCCAATCCCAATAAATGATCAGGCAACAAGGTTTGGGGGTCAAAATAATGGGAAAGGCAATGGTTTAGGTATCGGCAATCCAGGTGATCCTATGCCAACTTTAGATACATCAAGCCGTCATGCAACATTTCACAACATGGCTGTTCGCAGACTGACCCCAATTGAATGCGAGAGATTGCAAGGCTTTCCTGATAACTACACAAACATTAGAGAAAACTGCCCAGATGGCCCAAGATACAAAGCAATGGGCAACTCTATGGCTGTGCCGGTGATGCGATGGATTGGTGAACGAATAAACAGGCTAGAGCATGGGTCTACACGATAAAGACATATACACGTTGGCCGTACAGGCCGAATCAAGTATTACTGGCAAGCGCTGGTGCAGCAACTGTCAGTACAGCATACCAACTGAGGGTGGATATTGGAAGATAAGCGCGAAGGGCAGAGTCAGGCGGTGGATGTGCAAGGATTGTTATCGAAGGAAGATGGAGAGGGAGACCAAGTAGATGTATTACGACTCTCATGTTTCGCTTGTGGTCAACTTCACCCAGCATCCAGGCTGGTTCGTTTGCCGGATGGCAGAGAGGTTGGATCCTATTCAGACGAATATCGCTTGTACTGCGAGGCCAAATGGGTCTTTCGAAAGTTTAGATCCAAGCGAACTCGGCAACTGTACTTATCGCAAGTGGCAGATGTGCGTGGCGAGGCTGGCTATGCTGAACTGTACGCAGCCATGTTAG